GCCGCGCCTTGCCTGTTTAATGGCTTTCCAGCGTGTGGGTTCTTTTGAATGATACCCGCCGCCGTTGCTTCAGCAATCAGCACATCGTTAACGCCTAAAAACGCGCCCGCCTTATCCTTAGATTTTAAGCGTTCGCCCGTCTTACGGTCTTTTACTATTGCGTTTCCGTCATCTTCTAAGTCGATTATAAACTTTTCGTTAATAGCCGATTTAAAGCCTTTAATCGTATATTCATTTACGGTTGGGTCTAACTTCAATGCACCGAGTTCGCGCTCAAATACACTACTTACCTTAATTGCTTTTTGTTCTTCAGCGGCTTGCGTTTTGTAGCTTTCAAACTGGGTTAACGCTTCTTGCCGCGCTTGCTCAACTTCCGAATATTTGCGCTCAAGTGTTTTATGTTTCTTTTCCCATTCGGCTACCAATTCAGCCGCGCCGTTCGAAGATGATTTCTTTTCCCATTCATCGCGCTGTTTTTCGTATTCGGTTTTAGCTCGTTCGGCTGCGTTGCGAATTACGTCTAAGCTCTTTTGCTCTTTAAAATCTTCGTCGGTTAACGTAACACCGAACGGTTCAAATGCACGCTTTACAACGTTCGCAATCGAGCCGTTAAGTTTACCGAGCGTCGCGGCGTGTTCTTTTTGGTCTATCCAGTTCGTTTGAAATTTCTCCTTTGCCGTTTCGAGGCTTTCGGCTTCGTCGAGGTTTAGGAATTTGATTAACTCCATCGCCTCCTCGGGTTTCATTGCCATAAATTATAGGGGTTTCTATTTGTTTTAATTTCAACTCACGCGCCCCGCGTACCAGTAAGTTACTGGCTACAACGTCGGATGCGTGTATAATCTTGCCGTCTGAAAGTAGTAAGTACCTCATTCAGCACAAAGATAGTTAAATTGAATTTGCAAAACAATTAAATTTAGTTTGTACGTTTTCAGCAACTTATAAAAATAATTGTACTTTTCTTTTGATTTCGTTTGCTAATTCAAATAATAGTTTTACATTTGTCCTCGTTAAACACTTAAACATTTACACCATGAACTCACAAACTTTAATCGTTGAAAAAATCGGAAGCCTTTACGCAGTTGTTGTACCAGCTGCAAAATCAACTGGACACGGCGAATATTTTAGTGGATATACAAGCCCTATTTTAATGTCAAAATACTATAAAACAGAAAAGGCTGCAGAAAAAAAACTTCTTGAAATTTTAAAAATGCAAGGTCTTATATAACCTTAACGGGGGGCTTAAACGCCCCCACTTTTTTAATCAATATAACCCTCAGCCCTTGCGCGAGCTTTAACCGTTTCGGGAACTTTAGAAGCGGGCACGGGTACTAAATCATGGCGGCAATTCCAACCGCCTACAAACGTAAAAATAGTTCGGCTATCCGTTCCGTCGATTTGCCCTGCCCACGTACCATTTTTAATATCGTTTATACCGGCGCTGTTTTGACCGTTGCCCCATGCTTCGATTTCTTTGCGGTGGAAAATTTGCCCTTGCCTATGTTCACAGAACGGGCGCGTCGTAGGTATTTCGCCCCCTAAGTATTGAAACCATTGTATACCCACTTCCTCGTTAACGGCTGCGCTAAAGCTACGGTCGGCAATTGCCTGAGCTGTTGAGGCGGTTGTTTTTATATGACCTAATAAATTACCGTCGAGTTTACTATCCCCTATTATTGTTGCGCTTAATGCTTTCACGGCTTGATTAAGCGGCGCGCGTGCCGCTACATTGCTCGTTAGCTGCTCTAAAAACGGTTGTGTTACGCGTTCCCTTAATCCACTACCGAAAAAACTATTAATTGCGTTCTGCTGGCTTATTTGAACTAAACGCCGTTGCGCTTCGGTAGGCTCAAAACCCGCTTCGAACTTTTGCGCTATTTCAGTCGATAGGTTTACGCCTTCTTGAATCTGAGTTAGGAACTTCGAAACCGCATCCTTGTATTCGCCACCCGCTAAAACTTTATTAAGTTCGTCGGCTATTAATCCAATACGATTTATGTTGGCATCGGTTTGAGTTATGTTCCCGTCGCTATCTACATCCATATCGCGAAGCAACGGCTCAACGGTTCGCCATGCGTCGAGCTGCGCACGTTCGGCGCTCGTTGCCATATCCTTCGGTATCTGTTCAAATAGCCGAATTTTTTTCTTAATCAGTTCGTCAAGCGATGCCATTCAATAAATCGCGTTGCGCGGTTTGTATAGGGTCTAATTGCTCGCGTACCTTTGAGGCTGCAATGTTACGCAGTGCCACGACTTGCTCTTGTTGCGGTAAGTCTGTAAACCTCGGCGCGTCTTCAGTTGGTATATAATTACGTATTAACTCCATTACTAACTGAGGGGCGCTAAAGTGTAACACATCCTGCCATTTTTCAACCGTTCCGTTTGCAACACGTGCGGCAATATCGGCGCTACTCATTAACAGAAGTTCGTCGGCGTTTATAATCAAATCGTAAACCGCGCTCGTTTCTTCGTCCGTGTAGTGGATTGCCTTAATGTAATTGTAAACGTTTGAGAACGTAACCGAAGGCGGAACACCCGCCGCGATACCCTCACCGATTACCGCTAAATAATCGCTCGGTGTGCTTACATCAAAGGTCGTAGGATATACCAACGTAACGCCCCCGAATAAGTCGCCGTAACGCATTTTTCCCGTCGTAACCAATATAAACTCATATAAGCTAAATAACTGGTCTGAAATAGGCTTTAAAAACGCATATAAGCTACGCATCTTATTTAAGCTACCCGTAGCCGTTACACCCTCGCCAACGCCTACCGAACTATCGCTCGTTGGTAGGTGTAAAATAGCGCGGGCTTTTTTTATTTGGTTATCTATTTCAACCCTTAAGAAATTGAGCGTATCCATAGGCGGCGAAACGAATTTTAAATACTCGCCACTTATACCGCTATCGCCTTCACTTACCGAGGTCTTAGGCTTAATCAAAAGCATACCCGTAGGGCTAAAGCGCGACTTTAAACCGCCACCGCTACACGACGGGCAAGTACGATAACCGCCGTTGATAGGGTCGAACAATTGCCCGTCTACGCACTTATTACCTTCGCGGTCAATGAAATCGCAAACCTCACCTAACGCAACCATAAAAGGAAATGCGCTGGTAGCTTTGCTTATTTGTAAATAACTTTCATCGAGTACGACTTGGTCTAAGAAAGGAACGGCAGTAATAAAAGGGGATTGAAATGCGATTTCGTCATTAATGAGCTGTGGCGTACCCATTAGCTTATGGCATGGAACATACCCTAAATTATGCTGAAAGTATAACACGGGTTCGCTAAATTCCATATCGGCTTTTTTACCCGTTTGGTAAATCTTCCAAATATTCGTATCGTCGTAAAGCTCCAAAACGATACCGCTTTTTTCCATCTTAGAACCGCTTTTAACGTTGCTGTAATCGTCGGTAATTACAAGATAGTATTCGCCGAAACTTTGCCCTACAATCGACTTACATGAATAGTAATGCGGCATCGGCTTTAGTAGCTCATTGCTTATTACTTCGCTGTCGTCGCTTTCATCCGTTACCGTTTCAACATCTTCGGGTTCAACTGCTATAATCCCGTTCGGGTCTACCAGCTTTAAAGTCGGTAGCATCGTTTTAACGAATGCCTCAACGCTGCCAAATTTCTTTATTTCCTCGTTAACGAATCGCTGAAAACTATCTTCGCCGAAACGTTCGTCTAACTCAGGGAAATATTTAATACTCCAGTTTTGGTCTGCGAAAGCACGGCTTACCGTTGCCTTGAAATCCTCAAATACGCTTAAGGTAGTAGGCTTATAATTCGCCTTAATGTATTGCGCTTGTACGTCGGTTTGGTTCGGAGCGCGAACGCTTAACAAATGTTCGGGGTAAATATCGGGGCGCGTATGCGGCAAAATACTATCGTACATTTTTGCAGCATAATTATATCCGTCCCAGTATTCAGGGTACTGGCTTACGCCTTGCCGCTGTTTGCTTACGGGGTTTATCGGAGAGCTGCGACTTGCTTCGCTCCAAGTTTTAAACTTAGCCGCAAAACGGTTTACTACCTTGTCGATTTCCTCGGGTGTCAATGCCATTACGCGACTGCTTTAGAAGTTGGGTTAACGATAACGTGCGAACCGCACGACTTTGAACGGCAAATTGTAGGTTTCATAATAGCTTAATTATTTTGTCGTGTTGACTTTGCAAAAATACTTTATTATCCATTTGCTTACGCCAAAGGGCGTTAGATTGAATCTTTAAATCTGCGATGTGCTGCGCAATATTAGCAGGGTGGGCAATCTTAATTAACTCGATTTGGTTAGCTAAACAATGTACCGATAGTTGCACATCGACGTAATTATTACGCTCAAATTGAACCTCTTTTAAATTTAAAATTGATTCATCCCAAACCGACAAACCTACACCTAGCATTGAACATTTAACATCTGTTTCAAACGTTTTCCACGATTCGAGGTTAGCCCACGATTTAAAATAATCTTTGTCATTTAAAAACCGATAGCCCCAAAATGAACAATATGCGTTAGGGTTTCGTTCTAAGCCCTTTAAAGCGGTTTCAATGTATTGGTTAGATGCTATAAAGTCATCGTCAATAATTAAGTTAACGCCATTACCAACGTGCTTTAATCGTTCAGCAGAGCCTTTATTCGTATCGTTGTAAACATAGCTTAACTCAATCGCGCTTTTAAATTCGTGCCGAAAGCCCTGCAATATAATAGTAATCAAATCGGGCTTAATCGATTGTTTATTTAACGAATCAATTAGCCTCTGAGCTACGTATATTCGGTTGCGCTGAACTGCTATGTTAACTTGTATGTTCACGCCTTGCGATTCATAATTGTTAAACCGTTTGCCGCTGGGGTATCTAAAGTTACCGACTTATAACCATAAGCCCTCGCATAATTTACAAGGCGCGCCATATCAGGAAACTTAATTGTATCATGATAAACGAGGGTAGAGCCTTTAGTAATTAGGTTTTCAACAGCCTTAAACTCGGGCAAAGCATGACCCCACTCGTGAACCGTATCAATGTAAACCAAATCGAACCCGCCACCCTTTAAAGAGTTACACGTTTTAATTGAATCACCTAAAATAAATTCAACTAAAGGGTTCGCCTCGGTTAGTTGCTTAAACGCTTCACTACGGCTATCTTTAATATCTACCGTAACAAGTTGACCGCCCAAAGGCAAAGCCCTTAACATTGCAGTAGATGTTTTGCCCTTTAGCGTTCCAAGCTCTAAAACTTTTTTAGCGCCTGTTAGCTTAATTAATGCAGCAATAATCTCGCCTACCTCATCTTCTGAATCCCACGGGTGCGATTCATCTTTAATTGGTAGCGGCTCAAGCCCGTAAATTTGCATAGGCTCAACCGCTTCAGCTTTTACTTTAGTTGCTTTCTTTTTAGGTTTTTCGGCTTCGGCTGAAACAACCTTTTTACTTTTTATTTCCGGCATACTTATTCGATGTTATTCGGTTTATGAAGTGAATGTGCTGCTTGCCACTTTCGGCAAACCATTTTTTTAAAAGTCTATCGAGCCACTCAACATAAAACAGGGGCGTAAATCCTTGCCCGCCGTAATATGATTGTAAATAGAATCGCTCTGTTATTTGTTCAAACGATAAACGGCGTTGCATTGCAAAATATATATAACCGTTTTCGCTGCCGTCGGTATGCCCCGCCGCAATAATAGCGGGGTCAATTCCTAATTTAGCAAGGGCTACATTCATATATAGTTCGTCGGGTTGCCCGCCGCCCCACTTCATACGCAGCTTATTAACTGGCAAAGGATTGTTATAATAAAGCTCTTTAGCCGTGTCGTATAAACGTTTGGAGGCTTCGCCCTTGTGTATGTATTGTATCGAGCTATTAATCGCTGGTAGCGTAGCCGTATCGCTTAATTCGAAATGCTGCCATATATCGTCTGCCCACGCCCATTGCATTGAGGGTATTGCACGCCCTTGCTGTATGGTGTGATAGCCTACGGTATGGCTTATGTAGTGTTTACCCGCGTTGATTAATTTGTTAACCATAGGCTCTAAATCCTTTAGCGCTACGGCATCAACATCGAGGTAAATGTTATGTTCAAAGGGTAGGTAATCGTAAAGATTAATCTTGAGTTTAGCGGGGTCTAACTTGCCGCTTGTTGTTAGGTGTTCGGGGTTAATCTTATTTATTGAATCGACGTATTCTGCAAGCCCGTTAGCATACCCATACACCTTATCGGTATCGTCAACAAAAAGGGCTATTTTAAGCGCGCTATTGAATCGCTTAATAGAAAACGCTAAATTATAAGCCGCGCCGTAATAGTGCGGTTTACCAAACGCAAAAAGCACAACCCCGAAGTTTAACGGGGCGTGCTTCTGTTGGTTTGACAAATTAGCTGAAGATTCCAGCTGGTGCATTGTACTGAGTTGGGATATCTTTATCACGCCATGAGAAAGTTACCTCGTAGCGCTGAAGCTCATTATTCTGCTCAGGCAAAATAAAGTTAGCGCTCGTTGTAATACCCACAGGCGGGTCGATAAAAATAATCTTACCACTATCACACATATACGCCATAATCCAACCGACGCGGCGGTTGTTTACATCGTTCCAAAACAAGTTATTCTCATCTGTTACGTTGGCATCGTATAGCGTGGCGGTGCGGTCTTCATTAATACGAATCGGCGTACCGCAACCGATAGGAGAATCTACCGTTACAGGCGAACCAGCAGGCAGGGCGAAACGAATATCCTCAATCAAACGGGCTTCTCCGCTATCTAAGTAGCTTTGTATTTCTGTCGCATTTTCAGGGTCAGCCACAGTTACATTACAAGCTCCTACGATAATCGCAGAAACACCGCCGAGTTTATACTCGTTACACTCCACCAAATTATGTTCGAGTAGCGATACATCGCAATAGGAAACGCATCCCATAATTTAAAAGGTGTTTATTGTTTCGGCTTCGGTTTGATAGGTCGTAAGCCTGACACCTAAAAAAGGATTGCTCAAATGTTCTCCAAATATACGAATTTTATTCTTGATACAAATTGATGTTATCTTGAGTAAGTAGCCTATCGCTATCCTGTGCAAGTATAAACGGCTCAGTATCTAAATCGAGTATAGAAGGTAGGCAATTAGCATCCACGCCAACACAAACCGTCTTACGCACCTTATCTCGCTTATTATATAAGTCGATTGTTAACGCGCCTAAATCGTCGGCGTTATCGTATTCGATAGTTGGAAATTCGTTATCGGCTGGGAAAACCGTGTCGCCGTTTATGTAGCAATTATCGAAATAAAAAACAATCGAAAGAAAATCGAAAACGTATTCGGGCAAACGCCCAAAATAATAACTCAGTTTCTTTTTACGGTCTACGTATGAAGCCTGCCAACGCCCCGAAGCATATCTAAATAAATCGGTATCGGTATCGTATTGCGCTTGAAAGCGTCGCCCCTCTAAACGAATGCCGGGTAAAAACGATGTACCGTTAAAGCCTAAACCAAATTGATTTTCGCCGTTGCACCCTTCAATCTTAAAGAATCTGCAATCGTCTGAATAATCACCTACGCTGATTAGGTCGCTGTACATATCGTAGACTGCATAGTTTTTATCACCTTGCACGGTTATCTTGGTAACTGTTATTTCGCCAATACTACTTGGTCCGAACTGAGTTCCGAACAAACTTACCGCGCCGCTTTGAGTAACAGTGATTGAATAATTGTAAGTGCCTGCCGTGGTTATTGAGCTGCCATATTGAATGCCGTCAACCTGTAAAGCAAGCCTCGCATTGCTTATCGAGTCGACAACTATTGTGATAAAATATTCTTTATCCTCGCATAATTCAGTAACGCTTACAAGCTCCGCTGAACTTGCTATTGAAAAAAAATCAATTTGAGCCTCTCCATTACCTACCGTCCAATTATCCGACCCTGATGGAATCGAAGTCCAGCCGCTTGCTAAGGACGGACCATTGAAGAACGGGTTGTAAATGAAATACTGACCGCAAGTATTGGTGCAATAATCTGCAATCGCTAACCGATAGCAGCCCGGCTCGATATCATAATCAGCCATGTTGATTGCAACCGTTAAATAGTTATCCCTTAATGTTAGAACAGGGTCAAACCTTTTAACTATCGCAAGGGTTTGCGCATCCACTAAGCCCGTAAATAATAATAACCCATTCGCTAATGGTTCAACTTGGTCAACTGTAAACGTGCCATCAAATACATCCCCAGCCAAGCCAATAAAAAAGAACGCAATATCGTTATTAGTCCCGTCATAATTTTCGATTATAAAAGTATGCGTACCCGGTGCTGATAAATTGACTCTTGTGCCGAACGAAGTTCCAACTTCCAAAGTGCCGCTATTGTACGTGTCTATTGTTACTGTTATTCTAAAATTGCGTACAAGGTCATATTTCAAAAATGCTTTAACATAGCCGCCCGCATTTCCTGTTCCCGTTATCGTGCTGCCCGATTGTGTCCAATCACCAAAAATAATTTCATTGGAAAAATTAACCGAGCCGCAAACGCCTAAGTCGAGCTGCCAAAATAATTGGTCATTGAAATCCACCAACTGCGAATACTCCGAGCCACAGCCCTCGCAGCCTTCAGGCAGAATAGAATTGAAGATTAATGGTTGGTTAGGTATCGAGGTATAACTCATGGCAGTAGTTTATTTGAACGTAATTCGAATTGCGCACCTTTGCGCATCACTGATTCAATCTGAATGTTTTTAATGTAGGTCGGAGAAACCGCAAGCGCGTCGTCTTTACGCCCTAATAAGATAGGCTTCGATGTTTCGCTTGTGATAGCATTTATCTCTGCCATGCTTAACGGGCGCTTAAACTTGTATAGGTAGGCTTGCACATCGTTAATATCTACGGGCTGTAAATCGGGGCTTTGAAAATTTGACCCCGAGCCGCTGAATAATGTAGCATTTGAAAAGCCTGAAAGGATGCGCATATACATCGGACCAACCGTAGAAGCCCCCGTTACATCGGTATAAATTCTTTCGCCTTGGTTACAATAAAAGGTAGCATTTGCGGTAACTAACATATTTACATTGCTTGTTACGGGCGTGCCGTTCACTTCTTGAATAACAGCCGAACCGTCTGGCTCGTATCTTTTTATTTGTGCTATTATTGTTCTGTTTCCAAACGCGCCCGTAAGTTGGTCAAGAAAAAACGAAACGTTAAACGTGTAAATACCGCTAAATGGTATGAGATAAAATTGACCGTTTAGATTGTTTCCAACGTCCGATAACTCATTATTCCAATCAGGGAAAACGCCGTTAAACTGTTCAAATGAAGTTGAGGTTGTGTTTATTATTTGCCAGTCTTGAACGGGCGTAACAAATACAGTAGCACTAAACGGGCTTAGAGTTGAGTCGCCCTGATTAAAAAAACCATTAAGCGAATTAGGAAAGCCATTTAACCAATTACCCGAAACGGATTCATTCGAAAAGTTTAGGTTGTAAAAAGGAATCGTTAGCCCCGGCAAATTATAGGAACGAGCCAAAAATGAATTAGGCGAAAAGCTGCTATCAAAAATACTTTGAATTATTACGGGCGTTAATTCATGGTCTTGACTATTGTAACGTAGTATATCTTCAATAACGTTATGGTCGAATATTACGTCGCTCGTTTTTAAATTAAGTACGTTCGATGTATTGCACTCTCCAACGAATCCAAATGCTTCATCTCTAAAGCCTAAGAATTGCGGCTGTGGAAATAGGCAAAAGCCCTCGCCGCCGTTACATTCATTCGGGAATAGGTAGGGGTTCGCTCCAAAGTTAACCGAAGCATATAGCCTCGTTGTATCGAACTTCATTTCGATATCGGGCTGGTCGTATAAACTAACTGAAGGCGTGGTTTGTTGGAAGTAGCTAACGGGTTCAATGCGTAACAAAGGGCGACCGTTCGCTTGCCGCTCGAAACCCATGCCGAGGTTTAACTTTTGCTTTAGCACTAAATAAACTTGCTCGAACGTTGCGAACATTTCAATATCCGATTTCGTGCGCAATACATTACCCTGCGTATAAACAGTCGTATTGAAATTAGGATTCGAATAAGCGAATAGGTTAGAATCGAAGTCTATTAACCCGTCGCTCATGCACGCTACCAAATGCGCAAACACATCGTAAATACCATAACCAAAAGACCACTTCGTATAATAAGTACCCATTGCGGGGTCAAATACGTAAAGCCGTCTAACCGTTGGCGGTGTTATTGGGGTGTCATTCTTTGACCTTGTTAAGCGTAGCGAAAACGGTATGCTCTTATTGTTGTTAATCTTAGTGCTAAACGTTTCGTCGTACATTTTCGTTTTAACCTGACAGCGGTCTAAAATAAAGTTGCATTCGGTAACAATCAAATAGCCGTCAACTAAACGCTCCCAAGTACCCGAACTGCATAAGTATTGAACCGATAAGCGAACTAACTCACAATAACCCGAGGTTGCTAACTTATCGTACAAATAGCCGAATACGTCGCCGCCAAAGATTAACTCATTATCAAAGGAAACTATACGCGCCCCTATCGCATCGTCCTCGGTTATGTTAATTCCAAAATCTTCGGGGTTCAAAGGTTGCCCCCTATCGAGGTTATCGATTAAAAACTTTAATTCAGATGCCATGCGTAACGTGAATCGTTGCCGTTAATATTTATTACCGTGTTATTGCGCTTTAGGTCGCGCCTCATGCCTTTAATTTCACGTTCCATAGATTTACTATTTAATGAAGCATTGACGTTAATAGCGCGCTCCTTTTTGCCCATGTAGTAATTTAATGCAGGGCGTACATACCTTTCGTCTATTAAACGCTTAAACGCCGCGCTCGATGTGTTTAAAGCATCTAATTCGGAACGGTGGCGCGTTACTGCATTGCGGTTAACAACAAACTCACCGCGCTCGGCTTCGATTAACGTACCGCCCGCGTCGTGGCTTTTACCGCCTACCATACCGCCTCGTTTAAACTTCGGTATCGGTTGCGCTGCAATAATTCCTAATTGAGCCGCTCCAATAATACCCGCCGCAACTTGAAAAGGTATAGCGGCTGGGTAGCCTAATTGCGCGCCCGTTTTAGTTATCGATGCAGCCGTGTCGATTATCGTTTTAAATATGTTTAACGCTTTATCCGCTTTGGCTTGTTTGGTTTTTTCGGCGGCTATTTGTCGGCTTGTTCTTAATCGTAATGCTTCTAACTTACGTTGCTTTTCCGCTTCGCTTTCTACGCTTTTATTTATAGCTTCTTGTTCAACTAAAGCATCGTTATTTATTTGCTCGATACGCGCCTCTGATTGTGCCGCTTGAAATTCTACAATAGCCCCCAAAGTATTAGCAACGGCATCAGCAACCTGAAAAGCGTAATCGATTGCTTCATCATTTGTCTTTTTGCGTTCGGCTCTTATAGCGTTTTGAGTTTCGGTTTCGAGCAATAGAATCGCGCTGGCTCTTTCCTTTTCGTCCTTAATGCTGTTTGTTAATTGTAGCTTTTGCGCGTTAGCTTGTTCCTCGATTAACTCAATGCGGCGGTCTAACGTGCTACCCTCGGCGTCTTCTAACGCTCGAATAGTATTTATCCGTGTATTAATCTCGCTTTGGGCTTGCCCTGTTTTTAACGCCGCGATTTGTTCAGCGTATTTCTTTTCGATTTCGTAAGTTAATAGCCCCGCTTCTTCGGCGGCTGCTATCTCGATTGCCTTTTGTTTTTCTAAACTTTCGATTCGTAACTGAAAGCTCGCATCGTCGGCAACCGCAACGGCTTGTAACTCTTCCTGTAAATCGGCTTCACGGGATGCCGCGATTGAATCATTAGCGGCTTTTTGATTTGCAACTCGTTTAGCTAATAAATCCTTTCTATCCTTTTCGAGTTGCTCGAGTTCTTTCTTTTCAGCTTCGGCGGCTTTCTTTGCTTCCTCTTTAGCTTTATCGGCGGCTTCCTTTGCGGCGGTTGTTTTAATTACGAGAATATTGTTTTCAGCTTCTATAATTGCATCTCGCGCCTCTTTTGCTGCATCAATAGCCTTTTGTTTTTGTTCTTCGTCGAGCTTAATTAATTCAGTAGATTTCGACTGATAGTCCTTTAAAATCTTTTTACTAGCTTCTATTACCGCCTTTTCGCGTTCAATCTCTAACTGTATGGTGTTGCGCCCCGCTGCCTTTTCAACTTCGATACGGCGGTTATAACCGTCTACTATTTGTTTCGTTGCGTCGGCTTGCCGCTTCGATGCTTTCTCAAATGCAGCACCCGCACGCTCCGCGTCATCGGATGCACCTACCCATTCTTTAATAGTATCAACTACGCCGCCTATCGCGTTGCTCACGGTCTTAAAGCCCGGTATTGAATTCTCAAGCGCGGCTTTAACCTTATCGAAGTTTTCAATTAAAGCAATCAAACCAATAACCAACAAGCCCACACCCGTAGCCGCTAAAGCTATTCTAAAGGCTTTTAACGCGCCCGTAGACGTTCCTACTACCGTTGTGTATATTGCTTGCTTTGCGGTTAATATAGCGGTCTTAATTGCGCTTTCCTCAAGTAGTAAGTTTGCTATTTGCTGAACGCCGTTAGCGACCGCGATAGCGCCCTGAACTTTTAAAATAGCCTTTTGTAAATCTTCGCTCTCAGAACCGAACAAAGCCGCCGCACCTTGCGCAACTTCGAAGCCCGCTGCCAAACCTTGCGTAGCTTGCACCGCCGCATCAAACTTAAACGTATCAGCGGCAAGGATTCTAACCCGTGCGCGCGTGTCGCCTATTTGGTCTTCGAGCCGTGCGGCTGCAATTAATAGCTGGTTAAACTCTTTGGTGTTATCCTTACCTTGTTGCTCAAGTAGTGTTAGTTCCTGTTTTAAGCCGCGTAACTGCCCTGTTAAGCTCTTACCACTTTTGGCTAACTTTTCGATAGCCGTCGTATTACCGTCGAGCGCCTTTTTAACTTCGCCCCCGCTAAATGCAGCGGCGGCACTTTTGGCAGCATCTTTAAACTCGGTAGCAATCTTATCGGAAGCCTTTTGAGCCGACTTAACCGCCTCGTTGTTTACCTCGTTAATCTTATTAACCGTGGCTTCGAGGTCGCCCGCGTCGGCTTTGTACTTAATTAAAACTTCAGCCATTTTGGTGTTGCTTATAGAACACCTCAAATTTAATCAAAAAAACGTCAATATCGGACTGCATCAATTCTTTAAACTCGAGAACATTACCGCCCGCGATGTGCATCACTTGTTCGCGGAATTTGTCTTGCGCTTGCTTTGCCCTTCGTCCCGGTGAGAACTCAGCGCCGCTAACGTTTCGTGTAGCTTTTGTATTTGCACTCGGTTGTAATCCCATAACGTCGTTAACTCTTCGGGCGACATACGTAACAAGGGTTTCAGCGGCTCGATATCCAAACCTGTAAAAAAATCGTGCGACCCCTCCTCTGCCATCGCTTCAAATAGTTTTAGTTTCGATTGGTGAATATCTGGATTTATAACCGCGGGGTTTTCGTCCGAACGTATTACCCACGTTGCGGCAATGTTTAACAATAGGTCGCGGTGTATTACCGTGTTTTGCCTTTCACGAATTACATGAATGTAGGTAGCAACTAAAGCGGCGTTGCGTGGGTTCGTTAAACCAGCGCCTAACGCCTTTTCCATTTCGGTTAGTATTGCTTCCATTTCAGAACCCGAAAGCCCACTACTTAATCGCTCGAGCAAGCTCATGCTCATGGCAAAGCGTTCGAGTGGTAACGATGTTTCTTTAGGGAAACGATAGTAGCTAAAGCCGTCCTTTGTGAATAGTTGTACTAAGTTGTATTTCGGTAGTTCGGGGTTCGCTTTATTGCGCGAAAAAATTAATCGCAGTCGCGCGCCTAATTTGTTGAATGATGTGGTCGATATCATTGTTTACTTTTATGATGCTACCGCTACGTAGCTGTATTATGCAGTTTTCATCTTGCCCGCTGAACACGTGGCTTATATCATTCACGTTAACGAGTATTTCAACTAATCCAACCTCGCGCTCGCTTAATTCGCGTAGGGTTTCATCCTCGGTATCGAGCGATTCGGTCAGGAACGCTTGGCAGAGGATGAACCCAGTCATATCTAACTCCAATAGTCGTGCGGGCATTCTGCATCTTTAACCCGCGTTTTAGCGGGTAGAAAACAACCGCACGCGGTACAAAGGTTTAAAGCCTTATTGCGATGCTGGCATAGGTTACAAATAGGCGTTCGGGTTTCACTTAACTCGTTTGCTTCCTTGTTTGATGTTACCCAAAGATACCAGCCGTGAATTATTGATTTTATCCGTTGCATTCTACGCATTCCATTAAGTTAACTACTTCGGGTTCTTCGCTTATTATTTCAATGTTCGCCACGCTAAAGCTAATGCAGTCGTATTCGACTTCACAAATCGTAAACTTATTACACCCAGCTAACTCGAGCGTGTAGCCTTGCCCGTTATCTATCTTCGCGCCCGTAATGGTTAACAGCCCGTCAATATCGGATTCGGCGTTAAACACTTGCAGCTTATTCGTGGCATTGCTCTTTAACGTTATGGTGTAGTTAGTTTCGGGCTCTACAAATCCAAACGCTATACCGCCATTACAGTAAGCTACTTGAATGCCTGAATAGAAACAAGGTGAACAAACGCTCATAGGTATCTTTTAAGTATTGCGTTTACAAAGTAACGAAAACAATCTAAAAAGTCGGCACGCTCAGAAATGTTTTTTCGATTGCTCTTTATTATTTGCCCTTCAGCATTGCATTGTACTTGCTTAGCATCGAATACAAAGCCTTTGCAGTTTTTACTATTAACGCGAATATCGAGTTTCTTGAGCGCGGTATTGCAATCAATACGGCTGTTAACGTGGCGCGGGTTCGCTGGTATTATAATTTGGTTATCGGCTAACTTAAGGCGGCGTTTAATCTGAATGTATGCGCTCGAGTTATCGCGTTCCTGTATTGTACCGCCTTTGCCCATTGCGTCGCCTGTAATGCGTATTAAGCCCGTTGGTATGTTCAATGCTTCGACCGCATCGCAGAACGCGTCTATCGAGCCGCGCTCTATCTTTATTTCATCCACTACCATAGCCGAACTGCCAACGTTTTGAATAACCAAAGCGCATAACGGGTTAATGTTGAAATCGACGCTTATAAACGTCGGTAAGTGCGCGTTGTGCGTTACACTATCGTCGATGTGCTTTTCGTCGCTCCAAGCGTATAGGAACGGGTTAGCAACGTCGTCTAATACATCCCAATCGCCCTCAACAAATCGAGCGTATTGAATAGGCGGTAACTCCTTTAGCGCTTCGAGGTATTCGGGCGCGATGTGCGGGTTATCGGTTATTCGGCTCGGTATGTACGCCCACCGTTCGGGCAATGTGTTTTCTCGGTAACGGTTGTATATAATCGACTTAACCCAATTTTGCGCAGGGTTGCACGTTGCGAGGCAAACAATAGGCGGCTTACCGTGCGCCTTATTCCATGAGCCTATACGTTCCTGAACTTTGTAGAAAGTTACTTCCTGTAATTCGTTTACTTCATCTAAGCCCGCGCCGTTAATCTCTAAACCTCGAAAGCGGTTAAGGTCTTTATCGTCGTCAAACGATTCTGCCATGAACATAAGCTCCGAACCGTTTGTAAAAGTGATAACGTTTGTTTCGCGATTCCAGTTCTTAACGTAACTACTTACGCCGTCCATCATTATCGAGGCAAAGCTCGGGAACGTGGTACGCTTTAGGTCGGGTAGGCTTTTACGAATAACAGCCCACCGGCTACGCGGGTAGTTTAAACAAAGTGAGGTTAATGTTAAAAGTAACCAATACGTTTTACCGCCTCGAATCGCGCCCCCGAAAACAATAACGCGCTTACTGCCATTAACGGCGTAATCGAACGCGGTCGTTTGTGTTTCGGTTAGGGTAAAATTCATTCAGTCGGTTTGCTCGGGTCGGTGCGAATGATAACCAACGGCTCGGTCGTGGTTATGGTGTTTTCTCCGTTATTGCTCCAGCGTCCTCGCTGCCTATTCGCTAACCAATGTTTAGCCGCCGCCGTGTCAGAGGGTAGCTGCTTGCGTAGCTTTACTACTTCGCCGTCCTTAGTTACCGCTTCTTCGACTATCGTTACACCTAACGCACGCTCATACATCGAGCGCGCTACTTTAGCGTCTGCGTCCTCTTTGCCGCGTGTTAATGACTCTAAAAATGTGGGCTGGTCGCGTTTCCAATTGTTAAACGTCGCCTCACATATATCGAACGCCGCTGCCATTTGCACATCGTTAAGCCCGAGCAAAGCAAGATTAAACGCCCTTTCGTCGTATTCGGGTTTATAGTCGGTTGGTCTACCTAATTTTTTCATCGCTTCTTACGTGCTTTGCGGTATTTCTCAGCCTCTGCGTATGCTATCGCTATCGCTTGCTCGTTTGAGTAACCTTCGCCTATTAGCTTGCGAATGTTCATGCTTATAATCGTTTGCGTATCTCCTTGAAATAGTGGCATAGTATTACAAATTTACAAATTATAAGTGTCGATTCGTTTCTTAACCATTTCAATAAATCGCTCCATCATTGCCGCGTAAAAGCTGTTAAAGTCCTTATGACCTTCGGGCGCGTATTCAAAGAGAACGTAAAGGGTAGCGCGTAACCGTTGGCTCGGTGTTTTGCTTCCGAGCTCGGCGGCATCGAGTTTAAGGTTATTTAAAA